GATAGGATCGGTCTCTTTCAGTTCGGCCAGATTCTCCTGCGGACTCTGTGTGAGCATCTGCTCGATCACTTGGAGTCGTTGGGCGTATTGGTCACGAAGTCTCGCGGCGTCCTGAACCTTGGCTTTTTCAGCCTCGATTGCCTTGCGTTGTTCTGCAAGCGCCTGAGTCTTTTTTGTGTAATCTGATGTTCGAGAATAGCCTTTTATGAGTTCGTCAACGTCGACTTCCATTTCCTCGTTGTCTACTTTGACACGATACTTGGGAGTCTGTTGAGGTTCCTCGTAGGATTCCTCTGCTTGCTCGTCGTATTCCTGGGCTTCGTACTCAGTTTCTTGAGCCTCTGCTTGTGGTTCCTCTGGTTGGCCTTGCGGCTCCTGCGGTTCCATCATTCCGAGAAATGCGCCAGCGGCATCTCTTACTGTTTTAACACTTCCTTGCGGATTGGTGTCGTCCATTGTGACCTCTTAGGTTGTTAAAAAATCTTCCACCGCTTAGTCTTAATTTCGTCACTAGCGGCTATGGACTCCAATGAGGCGATAAACTCGTCCAATCCCCGCAGTTTTTGCAGGGATCGTTCACGGACATCTACCGCGTCCTCATCAGAGTTCAGGACGTTGTTAATATACAACTCTCGTTGCTTTTTTACAACATCCTTAAAAAAGTCGTCTTTCAGTAGGGTTGACGCTCTTAGGTGTGGGTTCTCAATCATCCTGGCTGTCTTGCGGTAACTTCAAGGTCTGCGGCTGCTGCTGCATCGTCTACTGCTTTTTGCGCTGCGTTAGGCGTTGGTCGCCATGTGCCGTCAGGGTTGATGATGCCTGGGTCGAACTTGCCAGCCAGGAACGGTGTGAACTGCGACTGTACCTGCGGAACTCCAAACTGGAACCCTGTGGGCTGACCAAATCCGTAGCCAGCAACGCCGGAACGGAAGGTCGGGCCTTCTGGCCCAAAGCCTACGAACTGAGGCTCAAAGCCACGCTCTGAGTAGAAGCCAGGGGTAACGTAAGACGGGACAAAGTTAGAGCCAGCAAAAGACATATTCAGCGTCTCTGCTTGCTTCTGCCCAAAGTTCTGAGGCGTCACCACGCTTGCAGGTGTAGCCATTGTGGGGGCGTAGTAGTTCTGCGCTTGGAACGGGTTTTGGAGTTCTGCCTGTTGCAATGCAGCGCCAAAGTTGTCGTAGGCGGGTGCGTAGTTGAACTGGTTGAGAACCGCTTGGCGAGCCTCGGCTTCGTCACGCGCAGCCATAGCATTTGCATCCTCACCGATCTGCATCCCATACAGTTTGTCTAAAACCACGGTTGCCTGTGGAGCGGCCAAGGCACGACGCATTGCGTCAATGTTTGTAGCGTTAGACACGCTTGAGAACAGGCTTTCTGCCTGTGCCGCGCTCAACGCACCGGAGCCACGGGCGATGTCAATGGCGTTCTTGACGCGCTGTGGATCTAGCGTATCTACGCCTAGTTCGTACTTGAAAGAGCCTGTCAGCGGGTCATAGACGGATATACCAGCCTGTTGCGTTACAGGGTTTACAAACTGCGCTCTCATGTCACCGACCATACTGACGTTGATTGCGTCGTCTCCCACACCGTAGATGTCTTGCGTAGCGCGACGGCCAGCAAACGGATCGGCTTGCAGGGAGGAGGTCATAATCTCTAAGAATTTGTCGGGAGCGCCCATAGCCGTCAGGTCTGCGCCAGCAGCGCCACCACGGATGTAATTCTCAAGGGTAGCCGCAGTAAGCGTTGGGTCGTTCTGCAAACGGCTCATCCAATACTGGTAGCCCTCTTGTTCCGGATCACGGCCAAACTCGGTACGATACTCGCTGGTCAGTAACTGCGTGTCAAAGTTCTGACCCTCTAAGGACTTGTTGAGTTCTGCGCGGATCTGATCCTGTGTCTTGCGTCCAGCCTGAAGTTCGGCCAGATAGTACTGGAGACCGCCTGGATCAGGAGCGCGACCTAGTTGGTCTTTGTAAACGCCTGTAAGGAAGGTTGCAAAATCGTCCATCAATAACTCCTTACCGCTTGGATACCTGCGGCTGTTGCATCAATCGTTGTCTGTGCGGCCAGTTCCTGTCGCTTGAGTTCTATCTCGGCGGCGGCTTTCTGTTGTGCGAGTGCAATGTCAGCCATCGCTTTCTCGCGCTTGACTTGAATATCTGCCTCTGCCTTGGCCATCATTGCCTCGATCTGAGCCTGTGTCTGAGCCATGACCGCCTGAACCATAGGATCAGGTTGCTGTTGTTGTGGCGGCGGGTTGGAGAGCGCCTGGTCAATCTCTGGCGTGATCTCGCGGAAGAACTCTGTGGAGTCCTTGAACCCTGCGGCCTCGATCATGCGGCCAAGCGTCTGACGGTACTGACCAACGGACACCAGCGGGTTGGCAGGGCCGTACTGCTGGATGATCTGCTCTTGCTTTTCCATAATCATGGCGAGCATACCCATCTGCTGCTCTTTGGTTCCAGTTCCTAGTCCCACGTTGATGGACAGGTCGTACTCGTTAGACCACTCCCGCGGGTCGATAGCAACGAACTTGCCACGCAGACGGATGATGCGCTCTTTGTCCTGGTACTTGCAGACAAGGTGCAGGATGTTGCGGAATAGGTCTTTTACGCCTGTCTCGGCAAAGATACGGGCGATCAGTTCGATTCGTGCCGCACCTGCGTTCTGAACCATAGCAACTGCTGTCGCAGTCGTGTTTTGCAGAATGTTTGGATCTAAGCCCTGAGAAGCCTGTGTAACGCCTGTGCGCTTCTGCTGAACCTGATCCATGTAGTCCAGCATCGGAAACGCTTGACCAGCCACCAGAGGGACGGCAAGGGGCGTTACCGCGTTGGGGTTCTTGACTCGTACAACCCCACCAGGAGTAACGGTAAGCATATCGTCTAAGTTGACTTGACCGTCCACGACCATCATTCGACTGTTGTTGGAAAGGTACAGGTTGTCCAGAATCTGACGGGTGATCGTGGTCTTAATCAGTTGCAGGTCAGTTACACGGTCAGCAAGGCTGTGGCCGTAGAACTTGTGAGGCATCGGGATCGGGCAGATGGAGCAAAAAGGAACATAGTCTGCTTCCTCGTTCTCTAGGATCTCATGCCCTGCGTAGACGATGCGGCGCAACTCAGCGATTCCGTCACCGTCATAGTCCACCTTCATGTAAGCCTCGTAGACCTCGACCTCTTGCATGGACGGGTCAAGGCTAGGATCGTCCGGCTGCTCGCCATTGGAGAAGCGAGCCACGCGCTCTGTCGTGTACTCCAAGTCGTTGTAGGTCGGCAGATCAGCGATCACGTCCTTGTTGAAGCCCATAGCCACCAGTTCGGAACGGGTAGCCAGTCGGCGGTGAGCGCAGAACGGGCTTTCGTGCAGGAGGCGCGTTTTCTTGCTGACAATGAATTCTTCGGGCGCTAGGTTCTCAATGACCACGCGGCCCTTCTTGTCAATCTTCTTGACCTTGACGTTATAGGCGTACACCGGAACCATAGGTGCAGGTTCCATCTGGTCTGCCATAGCCACGGCTTGTCCTGGCAGGAAAGCGGGAGCAGGAGCAGGAACTTCGCCGATCTGGATTTCCTCTTGGCTGACGATCTCGTACTGGCCGTCAGACAGAAGCATGGTCAATTCGTCTGTAGAAAGATTCTCGTAGGACTCGGTGTTGACATCTGTCATGTCCTCCCACCAGACCTTGATGATGCCGTTCTTGTAGGTCAGCGCGTCTTTGAACCAGTCATGGAATATCGTAACGCCAGGGTTCTCGTTCATCAGCACCCAGTTACAGTATTCCGTGGCTTGCTTTGCCTTTTCCTCATCACCTGGGCCTTTTGGCTCAAAGCGTACAACGTCGTCGGACTGCGTAAAGATGCGGAGCAGTTGAGGGAGAGCGCCATCAATAGCCTCTGCCACCTCGCCTGTGACGATCTGTGAGCGCCCCTCTACTTCGTTACCGTACGGATCACGGTTATAAGCCTTGATCGCTTGGCGGCGCTGCTCTGTGGTTTCGGTGTCCAGATAGCCGAGAGCGTTGTCGATCTCGTTATCTAACATTCCTTTTAGTTGAATCTCATCCATTTATACGATCCATTTGGTTGATACGTTTACGGGCTTGCCCCAGTCGCTAGTAGTGTTGAGACCTACCGCAAGATACCTGAAAGCATCGCTGGCGTGTGAACTCCAATCGTGCAACGGCTTGTCGTAAAAGACGTTCCGCTTCTCGTCATACTCTCGACGGTAGTTCTTTAGCGCGTCGAGTCCTTGTTTCGTCCTTGGGTGAAACCAGCAAAACGGGAGGAGTCGTCGAACTGCTTGAATCCCATCATCGACAGATATGCGCGGACAAACTTGAATGTTGAGTCCCAAATCCTGTAAAGCCTCTTTTCGACTCTTACCTGTTCCCAATTCTCTAACTTCGACATCGTGGGGGAGGATGTGTTCTGCTTGCGCGTATCCGTTTTCTTTGATCCATCTGACATAGTTGTCCAGTCCTACTCCGTGGTTCTCATAGAAGTTCACCAGACGCTTTTCTTGACCAGCAACCTGGCAAACCCAGATCGCCGTAGAATCGCCCACACCCAAGTCCCAAGCGGTGTAAGTCTTACACAGACTATCTTCTGGGAACTCTTGGAAGCGGTTGGTAGCGAGCGTTTGGATGATCCCTGCGTAGTAAGCACCCTCAACTGGGGCGTCGAAGGAACATTCAAACTCTTGCTTGTACTTACTCTGACCCATTTCCAGACGGGCCGCGTCAAGTTCCTCTTGGCGTAATAAGCCAGTCTCGCTTGCTTTGAACTCAAGTAACCGCCAGCCTGGTTCTTTCTCTGCTCGATCTCGGAAGTCTTTGAAGTGGTTTGCACCTTTAGGCGTTCCTAGAAACAGCGCCCACGTTGGAGCCTCTGGCGTGTGCCGGTCTGCCAATGCAGGTCGGATAATCTCGTTCCATGTCTTTGGGTTCTGATCTGCAATCTCGTCGATCACGATCCCGTCGAAATACTGCCCTCGGAGCGTCTCTGCATTGTCTGAACCGTACAGTTGGATTCGCCTTCCGAAGAAGTCAACCCGCAATTCCGAGATGTTGACAGTAGGGTTAAGTGGCCGCGTGAAGTCACAGAGCATATCCCATGCCACTCGCTTTGCTTGACCGTAGGTACTGGCGATGTAGCCGAACCGTGGGTTTGGTCTTTCGCATTGGAGCGCGCTGTGAATAAGTTGATTGATCGCAGCCACAGTCTTGCCCATACGTCGATGAGCGACCACCACCACAAACCTGTTCTCTGCCACGGCGGTATGAATCTGCC